TATCAGATGAAATTGTATCAGATGAAATTGTATCAGCAGAAGTGAAGATAATTAAAATAGACAACTCTACAGTTGTAAACTCTTCGGTCGTAAACTCTTCGGTCGTAAACTCTTCGGTCGTAAACTCTTCGGTCGTAAACTCAGAAGCAGAAAGCGAATCAGAACTAGATGAATCTGAAAAAGAAATATCTGATTCTGAAGAAGAATTAAGCGTAGCGGAAGAAGAAGAATTAGTGGAAGAAGAAGAAATAAGCGTAGCTGAAGAAGAAGAAATAAGCGTAGCTGAAGAAGAAGAAATAAGCGTAGCTGAAGAAGAAGAAATAAGTGAAACTGAGGTAGAAGTAAGCGCTAAAGAAGAGGAAGAAGAAGAGGAAGAGGTCTTTGAAATTGAAATTGACGATGTTACATATTATGCTACAAGTGAAGAGAATGGAATCCTATACGAAGTTGACGCAGATGGAGAGGTCGGTAAGCAAGTTGGAGTAATCAAGGATGGAGAGCCAATCTTCTCATAAAAAACACTTGTTTATAAGACACTTATAAAAAAAGAATTAAAATATACAAATAATATAAGAAATTAATTACAAATGGATTCAATATGCCCCCCAGCACTTATTTATTTAGCATTCTCATTGACACAAATAGTTATAGATACATTTAAGGGGTTATATAATACCGCATTTTTCAAATTTATTGTGATGGTTACTATTACCTTTCTTTTAAATGCGCTTTGTCAAGGTGGTATGTCTATAATATCATGGATAATTGTATTTATTCCGTTTATGTTTATGACGGTAATAGTTACTATATTATTATATGTATTTGGTCTAGATGCGGCAACTGGAACATTGAATTTTAAATGTGATAATTCAAATACTAATCCAGATTCAAATCTAATTTACAGTAGTACTAGCACAACAAATACTCCGACAGGTAGTTCAGACCCACAATTTCAATAAATAAAATAAAAACAATTTAGAAATATATATGTATATATCTTTATTAAAATGATATATACAACAATTTTTACATTTATTGGATTAATATTTGGTATCCATTTTTATAAAAATCGATATCCAAATGATTTTAACAAAATAATATCCAATATTTCTGGTGAGCTACAAAATAGTGAATTGTTACAACCATATTTACCGGTGTTATCAGCATTAGTATACAATCTTATTTATCTTTACAGTTTTTGTCAAGTCGCATTAAATAAAACAATACAATTCTGCGTTCCGTATATACAAACGGCTGTTAAAAAGATAACTAAGTCAAAAATTAATAGTTCAGATAATAGTAAATTAGAATTAGAAATTGTAAAGCCAACTGTTATAAGCAGTGATTATGATATAGCTATAATTAAATCTTCGACAAATGATATGATAGTTTTAGATAAAGCTCCAGATAATTTGGATGATATTAAGTATGAAACGTCAGATATCCGTTTTCTAGCATTGTATCTTAAAATGAAAGAAAAAACACATATTATAGAATTGTTCAACAATAGTATGAATTACTATGTTGTAGATAATAAACTTGATGCTGAATTTTTCAAATATTATCTGAAACATGTATTGAGTATTCAAATAGATGAGCCATTTATTTATACATTGGAGCTAATGGACCACAATGTGTCAATAGTACATTTAAATGAAACGCAAAGTATTGTAATAAGAAAGGGAAATTATGAAATTATAACACCAGCCGATAATAAATTAGAAACCGATAATAAATTAGAAACCGATAATAAATTAGAAACTGAAGATAAATTAGAAACCGATAATAAATTAGAAACCGATAATAAATTAGAAACTGAAGAGATACCTTTAGCCGAAAGTAAAACCATTGATAAATTTAATACTGAATTAATTTATTATTAATAATAAATAAAAATCATTTAAAAAAATTGATTTAATATAAGTATAATGGTGACTCCGGAAAAAGAAATAACAATGGACCTTGAAACCAGCAACAATACAAATATCAATAGTAATTTCAATCTTTTAAAGAAAAGATGGAATTTGTGGGCACATTTACCCCACGACACAGATTGGTCTACAAAGAGCTACAAACAGATATATACATTTAAAAATGTTGAGGAAACGATTGCCATTACGGAAACACTTCCCGACCCGCTAATTAAAAACTGTATGTTATTCATTATGCAAGAGGGTATTGTTCCTATGTGGGAAGACCCTAAGAATAGAAATGGTGGATGCTTTTCATATAAAGTATCTAACAAGAATGTATGTGATGTTTGGAGAGAGTTGACCTATGTATTAGTTGGTGAAAGTGTGAGTAATAATGCTCAGTTTGTTAATGCTATAACCGGTATCACCATTTCCCCCAAAAAGAATTTCTGTATTATTAAAATATGGATGACAAATTGCGACCACCAGAACCCAGGAATTGTGACAACAGAAATTAATTGGCTGGTATCGCAGGGATGTCTATTCAAGAAACATAGTCCTGAATTTTAAATCCCTTTTTATTTTACATAAAAAATAAAATTATATATATATGTCTAATAAAACTAAAAAAAATAAAAATAAATATAATTTAGAAATATTATTTGATAATGTATTGGAAAAATCTTATAAATTAAGACGCAAAACACCAACTAATTTTGACGGTCAAGGATTTTGGCAACCCATAAAAAAAATCTTAGAATCTCTTGATAGATATAATGCAACAAAATGGAAAAAAATATCAAAAACAAAAACTAGAAAAATTATGCTTTTACCAGAATACACCATAAATGGTTATGAAACTAAATTAATAAATGAAAATAATCATTTTATTATACAACAAGTAAGAATACCAATAAATGAAAAACCAACAATAAAAAAAATAATTCAAATAGCATTGAATATTGGTCAATATAAAGGAACAAACAATAATAATTTTATTTATAATATTAAATTTAATGATATATCACAATTTATTTATAAAAAAGATATTATAGAATTATCAAAACATATATCTGATGAAATATTACAAAATGTGAATAACTATTTATATTCATTATAATCTTATAAATAATAGTAGGTATTTACAAGAAAATAAATCAAAAAACAATTTAAAAATTTACTAATAATTAAAATATAATACAATGAAGTACCCTTTTATTATATTTTACAGAGAAGATAAAGACGCACATATAGACAAGTTTTTTCTTGATAATAACTCACTTTTAAACTGTACTGTCCAAATAACTAACAAAATTACAAAAATAAATAAAATTTACAGTGCTAATTATCATTTATTAATCACATTGCATAATGAAATAGCAGAATTAAATTCAAATAAAAAATATATTAAACTAACAAAATCAGACTTTTTAGATGTAAAAATATTCAATGAATTAGTGAATAACCGTTTTATTTTGAATTGTTCTCTAGACCGGACTTATTTAAGACCTGTTTTTTCCTTATTCACATCATCATTTAATTCTTATGACAAAATCATTCGCGCTTACAATAGTATTAAAAAACAGACGCTTGAAAACTGGGAATGGGTAATTATAGATGATTCGCCAGATGATGAGCATTTTTTATTTTTAAGGCAAAAGTTGTCACATGATTGTCGCATACGAATATACAGGCGCAGTGAAAACAGCGGCAGTATTGGTAACGTAAAGAATGAAGCTGTATCCCTATGTCGCGGTAATTATGTTTTAGAAATGGACCACGACGATGAAATACTACCTTCTGTATTAGAAGATGCGACTTCAGTATTTTTAACAAATGAAGAAGTAGGATTTATATATATGGACTTTATTAACATCTACGAAAACGGCGATAACTTTAAATATGGTGACCATATTTGTAAAGGATATGGGTCTTATTATTGTCAGAAATACAATGAGAAATGGGTCTATGTATACAATACACCCAATATCAATAACATTACATTATCGCATTTAGTTTGCTGTCCAAACCATCCACGCATTTGGCGACGAGATGCGCTTCTAAAAATCGGCAATTATTGTGAGCATTTGCCGATTTGCGATGACTATGAAATTCTACTTAGAACGGCAATAAATTGTAAAATGGCAAAAATACCAAAGCTGGGTTATGTCCAATACATGAATAATTCGAATAATAATTTTTCTCTAATTCGAAACGGT